ACATGTGGTGCTTTGGCAATGCTATTGACTTCATTGCGGCAACAACTGCGCAAATGACCGTCACCAATAGTTGGTGTCACGACGGAGCCTATAACAACGGGGCACTCTACCACACAGACTGCATGGGCTATCTGAATAGCGGGGCCGCTCCAAGCAACATCCTTCTTGCCGGGAACACAATGGCAACCCTCGGAAACACTCACGACATCGCCATGCAGGAAGGCACCAGCGGCTACTCGAACATCATTGCGCTTGGAAATTATTTGTCGGGCAACCAGTATGCCGCGTCGTGGTGCGCTCCAACGGGAGTCGATTGCTCGAATTCGACCTTTTCTGCAAACATCCGCGGCACGGATATTATGCCGGAGGCGGGCGGCATCTATCCGCCCTTCGCACTCGGCTCCAATTCTTCCTTTGCCTGCAACACAATCAATTTTCTTAGCGGCACTACATGGACTGACGCGGCGGGCTGGACTCCGCTGGTTACCATGCAAGGACAGTTCTGGGTGCCAAGCAACGCCACGGCGAACAGCGCGACGGATTATCTGAGCAACACAATTTGCCCAGTGCCTTCGACCTATAGTCTTGATTACCAGAACCAGAGTACAAACATCACCTCGGCCAGCAAGTCAGTCACGATGACCAGCACGGCTAGCGGTACGGTGACGGGGCTGTACGCCTCACTCGTAACCGGGACGCAATATGCCATTGCGTCAAACACCTGCGGCACATCCGGCTCTCCCATTACGCTGGCGAGCAACGCCACCTGCACAGTGACGGTGACGTTTACGCCGACATCGCTGGGGGCGAAGACCGACACGTTGAACTTTACCTCGACCAACTCCCCATCTTCGTTGAGTCCAACTCCTGTCACATTAGTTGGTCTGGGCGTGACAGTCACCGCTAGCTTCACCTGCTCCCCCTCAACGATTCCCACGAACCATTCTGGGCATATCGCGCTGACCTGCACCGGCTCCGGCACCACCTGGACGGGCAGCACGGCGTTCTCCGCGAGCGGCGCTTGCACTTACGTCAGCACGTCGAATACGAGCAATACGAGCCAGGCGGTAACGGTAACTACGGGCGGCAGCACGGGAACTTGCACGGTTACGGACACCACAGACTCTATCAATACGACGGTGGCTGTGGTTGCGGCGGCGCTCTCTATCTCGCCTACGTCGGGAACTGTAAGCACGACCCCTAGCGTAACTTTGACGGGAACGAATACTTTGTGGAGTTCCGAGACGGCGAGTACGCTGTTTTCCCTGAGCGGAGGAAATTGCTCTGGGGACTCGTTGTCCACCCCCACCGTAGGGTCGAATACGTCGGCAACTTCTACGCTTACGACCGGAAGCGCAGCTTGCGTGATTACGGTAACGGACAACAGCACGACGGCGACCACCACGTTTACGGTTAACTCCAGCGGCCCCGCTACCGCCGCTGGGGAATTGCTAAATGGAGCACAGATTTTAAACGGGGCGAGTATCCATTGAGGCCGACCGTTAAAATCACGTCGCACGACGCAGGAAATCAATTTCTGGGAGATGCACTGGCCAAGCTAACGCGAAAAAAAGCCTTGGTAGGTATTCCAGCGAGCAACGCCGACCGCCGATTTGCATTGCAAACGACATTGAATCAGGCGAAGATGAGTGCGCGGCGAAGAGCACGGTTCGTAAAGAGTATGCTGTCACAGATCAACAATGCTCAAGTGCTTTACATCTTCACGAATGGCAGCCCACTCCACAAGCAGCCGCCGAGACCGCTGATTGAACCGGCTATCATGGATCCCGCGAACAACGAACTGATTTGCGAGCAGTTGGAAAAGGCGATGGATGCCGCACTGGATGGCAAGGACGCTATGCCGTTCCTGAATCGAGCGGGACAAGTAGCGGAGAACGCGTGCAGGAAGTGGTTTACTAACCCTAAAAATGGTTGGGCACCGAACGCGCCGAGCACGATTCGACGCAAGGGGTCGAGTCGAGTTGGCATTGATCTGGCTGAGATGCGAAAATCGCTGACTCACGTGGTCGTGGAGGAAAGCTAGTGCTTCAAGCTCTCCAGGACAGCGTGACGAACCCTGACCTAGCCCAGGCCTTCACCATTTGTCGTAGTACGGGTAGCTTTGTGGCTGGCGGTTGGAGCGAGACCTCTGCGCAGATTCCAGCATACGGAGTCGTCACCATCGCCACTGACCGGCAACTTGAGAGCTTGGCAGAGGCCGACCGGGTGCACGGGGCGAGGATGTTTTTGACCACGCAGCCGATCTATACCACGTCCATAGATCGACCGGCAGAAAACGGCACGCCGGGAACGAGCGACGTGCTCCTGTTTAATAACCAGAGTTGGCGCGTGGCGAGCGTCGGAAACTACGCCGACCGAGGGCACTACTACGCTATAGCCTTGAGAATGGAGGGTGCGTGAAGAACTTGATGAAGCCTTGCATGTACGCGCTGAATCGAGCGGCTGTAATACGCGCAAAGGATCGTGCTCAAGGCCGACAGAAGCCAGTAGTCGCTATGGCAGTTGTGCCTGCAGTAATTCCTGTTACGCAATCACGCATCAAGCTTAGCCGAAAGAAATAGCTTGGCTATGGTACCCCTAGTTCCGATTCAGTTTGAAACGACCATGCAAGGCATCGTCATTGTCATGCTTGAGCTACCCGCGCCGACGAACGTTGCGCCTCCTGCGCAGGACCCGAGCTACTTTGCCGTGCGGATTGGATGGGAGGAGCGCGGTCAGCCATTTCAAAAAATCACAGAGAACGTGACCTACATTCTGGCTGAGGAAGTAGATGACCAGTATAACCGTGTGCGTGACGTGCATTACATAGAAACTACCGTGGACGGCGTGACGACTTATACCAAGGTCACCAACTACACGCGCGTGTGGGAAGTGCTGTATGCCTCTTACGGTCCTAATAGCTTCGACAGTGCTCGTAAGTTGCGTACGCGACTTTTTGACCAGGATATTTACAACTTACTGACGCAAAGCAATCTGTACCTCGTAGCAGACCCATCCGCACCCATCCGTACGCCCGAGCAAAAAGACGGCCAGTGGTGGGAGCGCGTGGACTTCCGCGCCCGGTTTAACGAAGAAGTCACGGAAAACTACGTTACCGAGTCGTTGTTGAGCGTCGAAATCATCGTAGAAAATCAAGCTGGGACGGAGCTTTTCGCCGTTCCCGTGGAGTAAAAATTTAATGGAAAAGCCTATTTACGGTCTTATTTACAAGCTTATTAATTTGCGCAATGCAAAAGTTTACATTGGACAAACAATCAACACACCTGAGACTAGAATCAAAGATCATTTTAAATCAAGTGGTCGAGGCGCTACTTCTTTAATTGGTAGAGCATTACGCAAATGGGGTAGGGATAATTTCAAAGTAGAAGTGATTGATACAGCTCTCACTTTAGACTGGCTTAATCAGAAAGAAGAAAGCTGGATAGCGTATTACGATTCTTGCAATAAAGAAAAAGGCTATAACATAGCGGCTGGTGGAGCGGGAACAAAGTGTGTACGAATTTCAGAAGCTCAAAAAGAGTATCTTCGGCAATTAAATACAGGTAAGACTATGTCTTTGGCAGTTAAAGAGAAAATTAGTATTGCTTGCCGAGCATTTTGGACCTCTAAACAGCGACAGAGACAAAGGCAGTTTAAACTGGGACGAAAAGCTTCTTTAGAAACTAGGGAAAAAATAAAAATAGCCGCTAAACGTATTTATGAAGAGAATCCAGAAAAGCGGCAGCAGCTCAATTTTGTAAAAGGTTCAAGACATACGCTTGAGACTAAAAGCAGACTGTCAGCTGCCTCCATAGGTCATAAGGCGAGCTTGGAAACTAGACTCAAAATGAGTAGAGCGCATATGGGTAAAGTTCCAAATTGGAGCGCAGAGGCAAGAGCAAAAGTGATTTTCAATATTTCTCGCATGCGCGATAAAATGCTTCGCGCTGGAAAGGTCGTTCACTGCAATGTCTAGCTCTCCTGCACTCCCTTTAACTCCGATTGTAGATATAACTGTTCTCGCAGGACCTGCGCTTGGGGTGCCTCCGTTAATGAATCAGGGCCTAATCATAGGAAGCAGCGCCGTCATCCCTACGGCGGGGACGGGCGTGCTGCGCCTTCGGCAGTACACGAGCCTCGCTGGGATGGTCGCCGACGGCTTCACCACCTCTGAGCCCGAGTACTTGGCCGCACAGCTCTACTTCAGCCAGACACCCACGCCCGAGTACGTCTGGATCGGCCGACAGAACCTCACGGCATTGAACAACGGTGCTCTGGACGCGCCCGGTACAGGGTATGCCGTGGGCGACGTGGGAACCATTGCGGGCGGGACGGTGGGGAAGTTGGCGACCTACGAGGTGCTGACGATTATGGGCGGAGGCGGCACCGGGCCGGTCGGGACATTCTCCATCCTCACTGGAGGTGACGGCTACACGGTTGCGGTCGGAGCCGCTACCACGGCCACGACCGGAAGCGGTACAGGGCTGACGATTACTACCACGGGCGACGTGGGCGAGAGCGCGCTCTCAGCCTTTACAGCCTGCCGTAATGCTAACTCTACCTGGTACGCTGGAATGGTCTGCTCCACGGCTGACGCTGACATCAATGCCATTGCCGCGTACGCCGAGGCAGCCGCGCCGCAGACATTTTTCTATGCCGTCACGTCCGACGCCAACGTGTTGAACGGCGTCACGGGCAACGTCGCGGCGGTGCTAAAGGGAGATAATTACCAGCACACGGCGCTGATTTACTCCAC